AAGGTTAGACCGATTGATGACTACGCTGACGACGAAGTAGCAGAGGCGTTTCAGGGCATCATTCGGCATATCTGCGACCGTTCAAACGCTGACGAGGCGTTCGACACTGCGTTAGAACAAGCAGTTGTAGGCGGTTGGGGCTGGTTCCGCGTCGCGACTGACTACGCTCACGAAAACACGTTCAACCAAGAAATAGAAGTCATCCGCATCCCTAACCAGCTTGCGGTAGTCTGCGATCCGTTCACACAGAAGGCAGACAAGAGCGACATGCGCTTTTGCTTCGTCGTTGATGAGATGGCAAAGGATGAGTTCAAAAAACAATATCCCGATGCCAAGTTCACCAATTGGGAATCAGACGGCAAACAATACGGCGAGGATGGTTGGCTGACCGCTGAGTCTGTCCGCGTTGCTGAATACTGGCATGTGGTCGAAACCCCTGCAAAACTGCTGTTGATGTCCGATGGGACTAGCGTTACTGAGGCAGACTACGCCAAGGCGCTAGAACAAGGCGTCACAGACCTGCCGCAGATTGTTGACGAACGCGAGATCACCGCAAAGTCCGTCAAGTGGTGTCGCATGTCCGGTGCTGAAAAGTTGGAGGAAATCGAGTGGGTTGGTAAGTACGTGCCTCTAATTTTTGTTGGTGGTAACGAGTACAACGTAGACGGCAAAGTCATTTACTCCGGCTTGATTCGCTCGGCGAAAGACGCGATGCGGTTGTACAACTTCAGTCGGTCTGCCTATGCCGAGCGTGTGGCTCTTACTCCTAAGGCTCCGTGGGTGGCTGATGTTAAGGCGATTGAAGGCTATGAGGGCGATTGGACTGACGCCAACGTAGAGAACCAGTCTGTTCTGCGCTATAACAGCACAGACGAAGCTGGGCAGCCGCTTCCGATGCCGCAACGCAATAACCCAAGCGACATTCCAGCGGGTTTTGCACAAGATATGCAACTGTCTGAGCATGACATTCAGGCAGCTTTGGGGATGTATAGCGCATCACTAGGCGAAAAAAGCAATGAAAAGTCTGGGCGGGCGATCATGGCTCGCCAACGCGAAGGCGATACGGCTACCTTTCACTTTCAGGACAATCTATCTCGAGCTATTCGCTATCTTGGCCGTATTTTGGTTGACCTGATCCCGAAGATTTACGACTCTCGGCGTGTGGTTCGCATCTTGGGTGAGGACGGAGAATCAAAACCCGCTATCGTTGACCCACAAATATCAGGCGCAACGCAGAAACAGGGAAACACTTACATATACAACCTAAACGCGGGTTTGTATGACGTATCCGTCGCTGCTGGCCCTAACTACACCACAAAGCGACAAGAAGCCGCTGACGCCATGATGCAGCTGGCGCAAGGGAACCCTAACCTGTTTCCGTTGATCGGCGATGTCATGGTCAGAAACATGGATTGGCCCGGTGCTGATGCCATTGCTGACCGTCTGAAATTAATGCTACCGCCTGAAATCAAGCAAGCCGAAGAGAACGACGACGAATCACCAGAAGTTGTTGCTCTAAAGCAGCAAGCACAGCAGATGCTAGACCAAGCCACACAGCAGATTCAAGCCGCAGAGCAAGGCATCCAAGAACGCGACCAAGCTATTGCACAGCTTCAGCAGGAATTACAGCAAGCCAAGCAGACGAACGACCTGAAAGCGCAAGAGATACAAGTCAAGGTGTTTGAGGCTGAGACTGAGCGTATGCAAGTCGAGGCATCGTTGATGCAGCCCGTTGAACAAGGCGTACAGCAAGCCGCACGGCCAAGCCAGCCCGCAGCAATGGTCATGGTTGATGGCAGAGAGGAACTAATGGCCGCCGCTAGTGAGATGCAGTTGGCGAGCGCAAGCATACAAGAAGTCGCCCTGCAAGCCTCGCAAGTGACCGCACAAAGCGCACAAGCGTTAGCTGAAGCCCTGCAAATGATGGCGCAAGGCCAAGCGATGCTGGCTGAAGCGATTGCTACACCTAAGCCGTCGCTATTTGAAATGTAAAGGACAAAGCATGCCCGGAATTAAGAACACACAATACAACTGCGGCTATCAGCAAATTGCAGCGGCTACCCTCGCAACTTCAACCGCGCTGACCATCCCAACAGTGCCAGGCAACGGTGAGCGGTCTGCCCGCTACGCCGTGATCCAATGCGAAGGTGGTGAGGTTCGCTGGCGCGATGACGGCACAGCACCAACGTCCACGGTCGGTTTTTTGTTGGCCCAATACCCTGACCAACTTGTCTATGATGGCGACCTAAGTGCTCTGAGATTTATCCGCACATCCGCATCATCGATTCTGAATGTCTCGTATTACTTCTAAGCAGTAAAGGCACTAGCGCCCAGCTAGGATTCCCAAAAGGAACTGTAAATGTCTGATGTATTTGACGGCACAATTGCGCCCGTAGAAACACCGGTAGCTACACCGGAACCCGTAGCGCCAACTCAGGAAAACACGGCGGCTCCTGAAGTTACAGAAACGCCGGAAGCCTCTGAAAAGATGCTATCTCAATCTGAGGTAGACAAGATCGTTCAGAAACGGCTCGCAAAAGAATCTCGACGGTTCGAGCGAGAGGCTAACGAACGCGCACAACTGATGGCACGGGCACTTGCTGCCGAACGTCAGTTAGAAGTGACGCAACCAAAGCCACAAGCCGCACCGGATGGGAAACCTAACCTGTCTCAGTTTCAAGATTACGAAAGCTACACCGAAGCCCTAACCGATTGGAAAACCAATCAAGCTATCGAGAGGCGTTTTGCCAACGAGAATCAAAGACTGCTGCAGTTTCAAGAACAGCAGTTAAACGCCAAACGTGCTGAAGCATTGCGCCCCAAGATTGATGAGGCCATTAGCAAGTATGACGATTGGGCTGAAGTTGCGACTACCTTTGCCATGCCTCAGATGATGGAAGAGGCGGTTTTGGAGTCGCCATTGGTGGCTGAAGTTGCCTATTTCCTCGGGCAAAACCCGAACGAAGTAAACCGCATCGCAAGGCTGTCACCAGCCGCGCAAGTTCGTGAGATTGCCAAGATTGAGACAAAGTTAAGTGCGCCCGTCACACCAACCAACGCACCACCGCCCATTAAACCCAATGGCACAAAGGCAACTGTCAAGACAGACACCTTTAATCTGCCGTGGGATCAGTTTGTTGCTAATCGACGCAAAGAGATGGCGCGGTTTAAGTAACCTCTAAACCAAAGGAAAAGAAATGAGTAATACATTAAGCACCATTGATATGGTGGCCAAAGAGGCGCTGCGTATCGCGCACGAAAAGGCCACCTTCGTGGGTACAACTACCCGCAGCTACGACGATTCTTACGCCAAAACAGGCGCAAAGATCGGCGACACACTCCGTTTGCGTAATCCTAACCAGTACACGGTAACAACTGCTTCGCGTGTTATGGACGCGCAAGACCAGGAAGAAACCACGCAATCGTTGACCGTTGCGTCTCAGTACCACGTTGACATGCGTTTCAATTCGACCGAACTTGCTTTGTCTATCGACGAACTGAGCAAGCGTTACATTGAACCCGCTATGTCTGTCTTGACCTCACGTATTGACGGTGATTGTCTGTTGGCCGCTACCCAAGCCACCTACAACGTCGCTGGTACAGCAGGCACGGCAGTCGGCACGGTGACTTCTGGCTTCTCAGACACCTCCGCTATCGGTATTGCCCGCGCTCGTTTGAATCAGGGCTTGGCTCCGAAAGACGGCAACCGCTTCTTGCAGTTGGATTCCGGCACGATGGCATCCCTGACCAACGGTATCAAGCCACTGTTTAGCCCACAAGGTACAGTGGAGGAGGCATTCCGCGAGGGTTACATTGGCAAGAATCAGATGGCGACCTTTTACGAGAATGACCGCACCTACACGCATACCACGGGTTCGGACGTTACCGTTAACACGTCGGCCTCGGCCGCAGTGACCAACGGTGGTACAAACATCACCATGAACTCGACGGACGGCAACATTAACAAAGGCGACGTATTTACCGTTGCTGGCGTGTTTGCTTGCCACCCTGAGACAAAGCAGTCTCTCGGTTACTTGCAACAGTTCGTTGCTACCGCCGCGTCTACTGGTGCTGTTGCTGTTTCGCCGCCTACTTTCTTGTCCGGTGCGAAGCAAAACGTCTGCTCCTCGGCAGGTGCTGCCTTGGCAACTACCGATTTCAACAGCAAGGCAATGACCTTCGTAGGTACGGCAAGCACCGCCTACCGTCAAAACCTCATGTATCACAAAGAGGCGTTCGCCTTCGTTACGGCTGACTTGCCGTTGATGGACGACGCGATTAAGTGTACCCGCATGACTCAAGACGGCCTCTCGCTGCGTGTGTGGCAAGCCTCGGATATTCGCAACGACGAAATGTTGATGCGTATTGACATCTTGTGGGGCTTCCTCGCAATGCGTCCGGCTTGGGCTTCGCGTATCACGAACTAATCACGGGGGCTTCGGCCCCTGTTTTCCACCTTTTAGGAGCAAATCATGGCAATTGCAACATCTTTTGAATCGTTGGGCTATAACAGCCCGGACGGTATGCAAATGGGCATCAGTTCAACCGACAAAATTGCGTTTTTTGGGACAACCCCCGTTACGCAACGCGCCGGAGCATCACAAGCAACTTCCGTTATTGGCACGGCATCCACTACCGCCCTGTCAACAGCGCAGATGGCATATCTGATCGAAATTGGTAACACACTGCAAGCGCTTGGACTTTGGAAAGGCGCGGCTTGAGGGTTGCTCTATGCAGCCCTACTAGGGATAGACCGAATCCAGCCAATTTAGCGGCTTGGGAACGGTCTGTTCCTGCTCTTGACGCGGCGGGGTGGGAGCACTCCGCTGTGTGGGAGATTGGTTGCCCTTACATTTCGGGGGCAAGGGCTACGGCTCTGGGTAAGTGTTTGAAATGGGGCGCTACGCACGTTGTCTTTATTGATGACGATATGTCGTGGGAACCCGAAGATTTAATTACCATTCTCGAAACAGAGGGCGACGTTGTAGCGGGGAATTATCGCTACAAAACACACGACGAAGTGCGCTTTATGGGCATACCGTTACTTGGCCCCAATAAACGCCCGATGGTGCGTGAGGATGGCTGCGTAGACATGCTCGCTGTCCCTGCCGGCTTCCTTCGTGTGTCAAGATTGGCAATTGCTCAGTTTCTTGTGGCATACCCTGAACTGCGTCTAGGCGATGAGGGGAACGTGGATTTATTCAACCACGGCGCACATAACGGCATTTGGTACGG